GTTGCCGCCGTCAGCTTTGACATCATCGAGGCGCTTTGACCCGCGATCTTACCGCCGGCATGCAGGCCGAGGTCGTCAAGACCAGCCTGCAGCCGCGTTTCTTCTTCGAGGCCCAATTCGACAGCGGCACCCTGCGCCTGTGGACCGGCATTGGGCCGATTACATGGAATGGCGTCGAGTGGACCGGCGCCGGCAGCCTGGTCGGCATTTCCGAGCTTGCCGAGAGCCAGGAACTGAAGGCGGTCGGTTTCACCATCACGCTGTCCGGCGTCTCGACGAGCATTATCAGCATTGCGCTGGCCGAGGATTACCAGGGTCGCCCGGTCAATGTCTGGACCGGCGCCATGAACGACGCCGGCCAGATCATCGCCGACCCGCACAAAATCCAGGGCGGCCGGATGGACGTCATGGATATCGACGAGGCGGGCGAAACCTGCACTGTCTCGCTTGCCGTCGAGGGCCGGCTGATCGACCTGGAACGCGCCCGCGAGCATCGTTACGAACACGAGGACCAGATCGCACTTTACCCCGGCGACCTGTTCTTTGAGTACGGCCCGAGCATACAGGAAAAGCCTATCCCCTGGGGGCGCTCGTGATCCGATACGAAGACTGGCACGCCCGTCTCGGCGCTCACATCAAGGCCTCTCTCAAGAGGCCTTTTTCACGCGGTGAATTCGACTGCTGCACCTTTGCCTGCGACGGCATTCTGGCAATGACCGGCGTCGACCCCATGGCCGAGTTGCGGGGCCGCTACAATACAGGCATTGGTGCCGCGCGCGCCATGAAGGCTTTTGCCGGCGGCGGACTCGATGAAACCGCCGAGCATATTGCCGGCCTTTTGCATGCGCCGGAAATCCCCGTCCTGACCGCCGGCCGTGGCGACTGCGTGCTGGCCGATGTTGACGACGGCAGCGGCGTTCGATCCGCAGCCCTTGGCCTGGTCAGTTTGTCCGGCCGAACCGCGCTTTTCGCCGGCCATGTCGGTCTGACTGAAATCCCGCTGCGCAACTGCCGCCGGGCCTGGAAGGTCTGACATGCCCGCAGCCGCCGCAGTTATTGTTGCCGGTATTGGGTCCGGTGGCCTGGCCGCAGCCAGTGGCGCCACAATATTTGGCCTTTCTACCACATGGTCGGCTATCGCAATAGGCGTTGCCAGCGCTTCCCTGTCATTAGTCGGGCAGGCGCTGGCGCCAAAGCCAAAGGCGCCGGATTTTTCAGCTTTCCGCGCCACGCTGCGCGACCGCTCAGTGATGATCCGCCAGCCTGTCGTCAGCCGCAAGCTGGTCTATGGCAAGGCGCGGGTTTCCGGCCCGCTGGTGTATGTCCAGTCGACCGAAAACAATACATACCTGCATCTCGTCATCGCGCTGGCTTCGCATCGGGTGCAGGCGATCAACGACGTGTACCTCGACGATACGATCAGCACGGATCCAAAATTCTCCGGGCTGGTGCGGATCGAAAAATTCCTCGGCACAGACAGCCAGGCCGCCAGCGCAAACCTTATTTCGGAATCCGGCGGCAAGTGGACCAGCGCGCACCAGGGCAAGGGCATTGCATACCTGTATGTCCGCCTGCGCTGGGATGAAAACGTTTGGACCAACGGCATTCCCTCGATCAAGGCCGACGTCGAGGGCGCAAACGAGGTTTACGATCCGCGCGACACCGGCACTGGCTATAGCCGAAATCCCGCGCTTCTGATCCGGCACTACCTGAAGGATCCGCGTTACGGTCTGGGCTGCGACGACGACGAGATCGACGACAACTATTTTATTGCCGCCGCCAATACCTGCGATGAAAGCATTTCCTTGGCAGGCGGGGGCACGGAAAACCGCTACTACTGCGACGGCGTCATTGACACCGCCAACAGCCCGCAGGAAATCCTGCAGGAGCTGCTGACCTCGTGCGGCGGCCGGCTGGTCTATTCCGGCGGCAAGTGGCGGCTGTATGTCGCGGCCTGGGACGCGCCGACATTGTCTTTCGATGAAGGCGATCTGGTCGCGCCGATCAAGGTCCGTACTCGTGTCAGCGCGCGGGAGGCGTTCTCAGCCATCAAGGGCGTTTATGTCTCGCCCGAAAACCTGTGGGTTGCCAGCGATTACCCGGCCATCAAATCCGAGGCACAGCGCGCCGCCCTTGGCCTTGCCGCGCACCGCTACAAAGACCACGACCTGCCGTTCACGACCAGCCCTACCATGGCCCAGCGGCTGGCCAAGATCGAGCTGCTGAAAGCCCGCCAGCCCATCACGGTCGAGGCCGTTTTCAACCTGTCGGCCTTCCGTTTTCAGGCCGGCGATACGATCATGCTGTCGAATACCCGGTTCGGCTGGACCGACAAAGAATTTGAGTGCGTCGAGTGGGCCTTGGCCGTGCAGCAGGATCAGGGCGGCAATCCCGCGCTGGTCGTGCGTGTCATGCTGCGCGAGACGGTCAGCACGATCTACGACTGGTCGACGTCCGAGGAACAGACCGTCGACGACGCCCCCAATACAGACCTGCCGGACCCATTCACGGTTGCCCTGCCGACCGCCGTCAGCGTGTCGAGCGGCACAGCGCAGCTTTACACCCGCCTAGACGGCACGATCTTTTCCCGCATGCTTGTGCGCTGGACCGCTCCGGCGGATGCTTTTGTTACCAGCGGCGGTCGCATCCAGGGGCAGAAGCGCGGGCCGACCTCGGAAAGCCCGACGCCGGAATGGGTCGACGCCTTCGAAGCGCCAGGCGACGCGGTCGAGGCCTATGTCCTGGACGTGCAGGACGGCCAGGAATATGAAGTTCGCCTGCGCTCGGTCAATTCCATCGGCATTAAATCGGACTGGACGGCGCCGGTTGCTCACACTGTCGTCGGCAAGACCACCCCGCCCAGCAACGTCACCGGCTTCTCGGCTCAGCAGAACGGCACGCGCCTGACGTTCCGCTGGAACCAGATCGCAGACCTCGACCTTGCCGGCTACGAAATCCGCTACATGGCGGCGCCGTTCATTTGGGAAAACGCGACGGTCGTAACCTCGGTGACGCGCGGCACTCTGGTAACGAACGAATTCGTCCCGCCCGGCAACTGGGTCCTTGGCATCAAGGCGCGGGACACCAGCGAGAATTACAGCACCAGCGCCGCGACGTTCCCCATTTCGGTCAGCAACAGCAACGACGTCATTTATGACACCGAGGAAGCGCCGCGCTGGCCCGGCACTTTACACGGATTCCTGCGCCATGATGTCAGCGGCACGCTGGTTCCTGACAGCACGGTTCTTGCCAGCGCAATGACCGATGCGGAGTTGTGGGACGAATTCAACGCATACCCCGTGACCGAGGCCTGCTACGTGGCCAAGCAGATCGACGTGCTGTTCGACGCCGAGCGGCTGCGCGTGTGGGGCGATATGTCTGCGCGGCTTGGTGCTGGCGAGACGGCCGGCGTTGCCGATCCGCAGCTTGATATCGACTACCGGGCCGCCGCTAGCGCCTATGACGGCTTCGAGCCATGGACCATCGGAATCCTGCCCAGCGCCGCCCGCTATGTGAAGCACCAGGCATGCATCTATCCCGCGACCGGCAACGCGGTTCTGACCAGCTTCAAGCCGGTGGTGGACGTCGAGGAACGCACGCAGGCAATCAGCCAGACTATTGCTGCCGGCGGCAGTTACATTGCCTTTAATCCGCCGTTTCACACCACGCCGCGCCCGAGCCTGACGGCCGAGGCGGCAGGCAGCCCGCCGGAAGGCCGGTATGTCGGCTGGACCGGCTTGAGCGGCACCGGCGGCACGTTCCACGTTTTCAATCCTGCCGGGTCGTCCGTTGGCGGCGACATTGCCGGCGACGTTGTAGGGGCATGACCGAATGACAGTTTCAACCTTCACGCAGCCCGACAACACCACACAGACCGGCAGCGCGTACAAGACCGCCATCGACGGCGCGATCCATGTGCATCACCGGGTTGCAGGCGCCTTTGCCTGCCACCAGCAGGACGGCAACAGCCCCGACGCACCGGACATGACGGTGGTTGTCGATGCTGGCGCGCTGGTGCGGGCAGGCCTTGTGCCGCTGGAGATTGCCCAGCAGTCGACGAGCGCCATGACGGCACCGAGCGGCAATCCGCGCCGCGATATCGTCTATATCGACAATTCGACCGGCGCGGTCGGCGTCGCAACGGGTGCGGAAGCGGTCAGCCCGAGCGACCCCGCAGTACCGGCCGGCAAGACCGCCGTTGCGCGTGTGCGGCTGACGGTCGGCATGACCGAGATCACAAATGCGGATATCGACGATCTGCGAGTGTCCGGCGCATCACCAGAAATGACCGGCCCCGATGTTGCCGGCAGCCCGCAGCTTCCAGGAACGGCCGGCATCGTCTCTGCCCCGCAGCCTGGTGACGAGACGAAGTTTTGGCGCGGCGACGCGACATGGGCAGCAGCAGCGGATCAGGTGGCAAGAGACATGGCAGCAAGCGCAATGGCCTTGGCCGATGCAAACGGTGTAGCTGGGCCTGTAGGCGCGTTCTACCTCGCCGATCCATTTACCAGTGACACATTGGCAGTCAAGACGAATGCTACATACGACTCGGCCAACGACTGGTATACGACGCTGAACCTGATAACCGGCGGCACGAATATCGGCGACATGACCAACGGCGGCGGTTTGGCCGCGGCATTCGATGGCGTTACATCGCAAACAGGTGCGGCATCGGCGCGCAAAGCTGTTACAGCGGCCGGTTTCGCCAACACGGTCGGCAAACAGCATTCCGGCGCAAAGCTGGTAAAACGGGTCACGTTTTATGGGCCTTCAGACGAAGCCTTTCTGGTCGGCTTTGCTTCGCAGATCAGGCTGGAAGGCTCGAACGACGGGTCTGCATGGACGACGCTAACGACGCAGAACACCACCACGGCGACAGGCGAGGTCATCGACGTAACCAGCGGCCTCGGCTCGACATCATATTCCTATCACCGCGCCAATCTTAGCGGAAACAGCGCCTCTGGCAGCGTTGCCGAGTTGCGCATGTATGAAGCTGCAAACGCTACGCTTAGGGCATCCCCGGTATCGCTCCTGGTCGCCGACCCGGTCGACATCATGGCCTACTTCCTGTTCGACCCTGTCGACGCCGTCACCATGGGCACAGACGTAATCGGCAAGGTCAGCATCGCCGACGGCAGCCCCGAGGACTTCGTGACCGGCACCTGGACACAGGTCGGAACCTACGGAAATTTCGAACTGTGGCGGCTTGACGTCGACATGACCGGCAAAACCGGCTCGACGCTCGAATACAGCATCGAAACCGCAAACAACAAGGAAATCCGGCTGAAGCAGTGCGTCGGTCTGGTGCCGCTCTACTAAGGGGAAAGCATGTCAAAATCATGGAAGCGGTCGCGCCGCGAGGCGTACCTGAACGAATGGCCGATGCACGCGCAACTTGAGGCCCTGACCGATGCGGCCGCCGGCGATCCGACAAAGCTGGATCTGATGCGCGCGCAATTCGCGGATATCAAAAAGCTCTACCCGAAGCCCACAGCCGAGGCAGCCGCCGACGCCCGAGCCTCGGATCATGTCGGTTTCTGGCGCCGGCGGGCCGACGAACTGGAGAGGGCCGGCAGAACAGCAGAGGCAAACGCCCTGCGCATCAAGAAAGGAGTGGTACAACGATGACCGCACCAACTGCTGTCGTCTACAACTCGACCACCGCAAACGGCGGCATCATGCTCGCCGAATGCATCACGCAGGCCAAGGAACTGGCGGCCAAGGTCAAGCGCGTCCGCGACATGGCGCTGGAGATCACGGCCGGCGACACCCCGGCCAATCTGGAAGCTGTCGGCTCTGGTTTCGAGGCCGCGAGCGGGCAGGGCGACGACCTCGACCTGTACCTGGGCTCGATCTCGACGCACCTGAACGACGCCACGTTTCAGGGCTACCTGTCCAAGCTGGACCGGGGCGGCTGACCGGCCGGAGTCCTGGAGTACGCCTACAGGGCCGTGAGGCGACCCTGTAGACGACCCCCAAGACTTCACCCTGTGGAAGAGGGCTAGGCCATGGAACCTGAATTCAAATCCGGGGTGCGGCGATGCGCAATTGCAACGGAAACGGGGCATTGCATGAAGATTCATGCAACCGTGACGGGGAGGGTGGGGTGACGCCAGAGGAACGCGACCGGCTAGCCCGGCTTGAGGCGACGGTTGCCGGCCAGCAGAAATGGCTGGAGGACATCGACAAGAAACTCGACGCCCTGGTGGCGGCGGCGAACATGGGCAAGGGCGCCTGGTGGATCATCCTCCGCATCGGCGGCGTGCTGGTCGTGCTGGGTGGCGCCGCGGCCTGGGTGATCGACAAGGTGTGGAAGTAATGCCCAGCTTCGGCCGTCACAGCGAGTCCCGGCTGCGCACCTGCCACCCGGATCTGCAGCGCGTCATGCGCGCCGCCATCGCCACCGGGCCGGACTTCTCAATCCTTTGCGGCCACCGCGGCAAGATCGAGCAGGATGCGGCCGTTGCCGCCGGCCTGTCCAAGACCCCATTCCCGACCAGCAAGCACAATGCCGAGCCCAGCCTGGCCGTGGATATCGCGCCGTATCCCATCGACTGGAGCGACCAAGGCCGGTTCGTCGAGCTGGCGCACCATGTCCTGGCCGTAGCCGCCGAGATGGGCGTCTCCCTGCGCTGGGGCGGCGACTGGGATGGTGACGGCAAGACCCGTGCCGATGGCGACCCCGAAGAGCGGTTCGTCGATCTGCCGCATTTCGAGCTGAAAGGATAGGCCATGCTTGCACTTTTGGGCGCCGTTGCCCCGATCCTCGACCGTGTGCTGGGCGCGTTCCTGCCGGACCAAGGCAAGCGGCAAGAGGTCATTCTCACCATCCTCAGCCAGCTCCAGGCCAGCGACCAAGCCCAGATGGCGGTCAACCAGGCCGAAGCCGGGCACCAGTCCGTATTCGTGGCCGGCTGGCGCCCCTTCATTGGCTGGTGCTGCGGCGCTGCGCTGGCGTACCAGTATGTGGCGGCGCCGCTGATCGTCTGGGGCGCGGCACTGTTCGGCAAGCCGCTGCCGATGCCGCCGACGATAGACGCTGTCATGTGGGAGCTGATGTTCGGCATGCTCGGCATGGGGGCGCTGCGCAGCTTCGAGAAGATCAAGGGCGTCGCCCGCTGAATCGCAGCCCGCGCCGCAGGGCTGTTGCGGCACTCTTCCTCGGGTTGAAACTCGCCCCGCTGGCTTCGGCTGGCGGGGCTTTCTTTTTTGCCCGCCATGCCTATGATCGCGGCATGCAGATCGAGGAAAAAACCGGGGCGCTGTTTGGGTCCCTGTGGAACAAATTGACCGACCAGCAATACCGGGAGTCGGTCGAGCTTTTTGCCAAGCGCTTCGAGGCCAATGGATTTGACCTGACATGGTTCAAAGGCAGGCGCTGCCTTGATGCGGGCACCGGGTCTGGCCGCTATGCCGTCGCCATGGCCATGTGCGGCGCGGCCGAGGTGGTCGGGTGCGACGTGTCGGATACCGGGCTGGCCACGGCCCGGGAGCGTGCAGCCGGTCTACCGATCACCTTTCAGAAGGCCTCGGTGCTGGCGCTGCCATTCCCCGACGCCTCGTTCGATTTCGTGTGCTGTGCCGGCGTGCTGCACCATACCACCGACCTGCAGAAGGGCCTCGATGAGGTTGTCCGGGTGTTGAAGCCCGGCGGCAAGCTGTTCCTGCTGCTATATGGCGCGGGCGGCTTGCGCTGGTCTGCCATCCTGTCGCTGCGCCCCATCTGCGCCCGACTGGGCTATGACTATGTGGACCGCGCGATACAGGCCGCAGGGCTGCCAGCCAACAACCGCAAGCACTTCCTGGATGACCTGTTCGTGCCGGTGCTGGATCAGGTTGATGGCGCCGAGCTGGACGGCTGGCTGAAAGCGCGCGGCATGACTGCAATCGAAAGCTGGAAGCGGGGCCGCCAGTATGACCACGAGGGAAGCCCGCAATCCCAGGCCGCCGACATCGAAAAGCTGGTACGGATATTCGAGGCGGCAGACTTCGGTTCACCCGGCGAGAAGGTGCTTGCCAGCATCGCCGCCGACACCGCGCGCTCGTTTCTGGGGGCGGCCAAGGCCACAATCTCCAGCGGGCTATCGGCCGATCAGGTCGAGGATATCGTGATCGGCCAGGGGCTACACCGGATCATGGCCGTTAAGGGCTGACCGGGTTACTGCCCGCGCTTGCCCCATCCGGCCTTCCGCCACTGCATGCAGGTGGCCACGCCATCGGTGTAGCCTACAGCCGCGGCCTCTGCTGGCGCGTAACTTCGGCAGTATTCGTAGTCGGCCCGTTCCTGCGCCGTCATCGGCTGGGGCGGGGTTTGCGCCTGCTGGCATGCAACCAGGGTCAGGGCAAGCATGGTGATCATCATGGCTTTCATGGGCGGCACCTCCGCCGGCATGAAAGCGCAGGCCGGGGAGGGGCGCCATTGAAACTGGGGGCGGCGATTGCAGTTTTGGCCCACAACAGGAACACGTTTGCGCGCACCTGCGTTTTAGTTCCTATAACCTATTGATAATGCTTGCCCAGCATTAACCGAATCTCTACGCCGATCAAACAAAATCAACCTGTTGCAGAGCCTTTTTGCCCCTTTGCCCCGGCGGCAAAATCGAAGACCTTGGCCATGCCCTGCTGCGCCAGCTTTTTCTGCGCCGCTGCTTTGGTGTACCGCTGCAGGGATGACAGGCTGGCATGCCCGCCAATGGCCTGCAATTCGTGCAGCGTCATGCCCATCTCCGCGAAGTAGGTCAGGCCGGTATGCCGCAGCCCATGAAACGGCAGGCCCGGGAATCCCATGGCTTCCATTGCCCTGGGCCAGCGCGCGGCAAACTGGCTATCCGACAGGCCGACGATGCGAATGCTGCTGCGTGGGCAGGATTCCAGGGCCGCGACCAGCTCGGGCGCAACCGGCAGCGTGAGGGCGGTTCCCGTCTTTTGCTGCGTGAGGGTGATGCAGCCGTCCCGATAGGCGGCCCAGGTCATCGCCAGCACGTCGCCGCGGCGCTGGGCCAGATGCAGGCCCAGCAGGAACGCCAGCCGCAGCGGCCCGGTCAGATGCTCGCGGGCGGCCGCGAGGGCTTCCGGCGGCCACGGCTCGCCCTCGCCGGTCTTGACTGGCCGGATGCTGTCGGCCGGGTTGAAATCGGCCCGGTGCCCGCGATCCAGGGCGAACCGGAACACGGCGCCGATCACGGAGACGAACAGGTTTGCCAGCGCCGGCCGTGATGCCAGCCGGTCGCGGATCTTCAGGATATGGGCACGCTGGACATCGGCCACGGGCTTCAGCCTGATCGGCTCGACATAACGCAGGGCCACGCGATAGACCCGCTGCGATCCAGGTTTCAGGCCGGTGAAGTCCGGGCTTTTCAGATATTCCCGCACCAGCCACGCCATGCTGCCCTGCCCGGGTGCGGCGCGCTTCTGCCGGCGCTCGTAGGTATAGGTCTTAACCGACCCGTCTTTGAGGCGACGGCGCACCCTCACGGTCAAACCAGGCATCGATATCTCCCAGCGTGCGGTCGGCGGATTTAAGGCTTTTCCCCATGGCCTCGTCAACGGCCTCGCGGTCCCAGCGTGGCAGCTTGGGGGTGAGATAGACGGGCTTCGGCAGCCGGCCGGACTCGACCAGCGTCGCAACCATGGTCCGGCTTATGCTGAGATAAGCGGCCAGGTCGGAGGCTGAGAGATATTTCGGCTGTATCGTCATCCTGCCTGCTTGCGGGGGTGGTTAGGGCGTTACAAGCTCGGTGTTTTCGGCTTCACAACAGCCGATTTGCGCTTATGTTCGGCCTTGATTGTCAGCCATTCTCGGCGCGCAACAATGGCCCTAACGTTGTCGGCAAATTCTTCCGGGTGCGCTTCGATCAATGCGGCGACCGCCAGCAATTCATCCTTGAGACGTTGGCCGCGCGGCTCTGATCTGGAATAATACCCGGGCCGCTCCCATTGGATTTCACGCTGTAGCGCCAATCGCGGGTCATCTTCCCACGAACCCCAGCGTCTGGCGGTGTCGCCGCAGGTCATGCATGTGCACATTGCGGTGCGCTGCTGTCCATAATCTTTCAGGCGCTGAAAATACTCGGCGCGTGTCAGAGTTTTGACCTTGGCGGCATCATACCCGCATTCCGTGATTGCGCCTTCGTCACCGCGCCAGGGAAGGCGCGGGCGCAAAATGTGGTCTACGGGTTCTTTCATCCTACTTTCCTTTCTTGGTGGTTGCGGCGGCCAGCACTAAAGCTGCTTCTCGCTTAAATTCTGCGCGGTCTGCCGGCTCCAGCGCGGACCATGGAACATCATTGCCATATGCAATCTTGTGCAGCGCCTTTGCCCCGCGCTTGATAGCGGCGTCGTCCATCGCCTCGGCTGCCTGTCTGAGCATGGCGGCGGCTTCAAACTCGGCCTTTGATTCCAGCAAGTCCGCTACTTCGCGCATCTCTGCGACTGTGTAGGTCATGGCGTCATCTTATATTGATAGCGGACAATTCGTTCCATTTTCATGCCGTCAAGCAGCTTTTCGCCGGGGTCTCGTCGCCTGTTCAGAACGTCATTTATATACTGCTTGCTCACACCGACAGCGGCAGCATAGGCGGTCTGGCTGCCTGCAATCCGACAATTTTCTGCCAGTCGCTCCAGAAACGCATCAAGATCATAAACCGACATCCCCTATTCCTCCTTGCCCTGTGTGGCTGGCGCAGTCCCGTTGCTTGTGCATGTGCGGATCACCGGGTGCCTGCCATCATTGCGGTTCGGACAGCACAAAACCCATTGGCCGACAGACGGGACAAGCTGCATGCACGCCCCGCAGATATGGCAGATCGGCCAGTCCATCCCCTACCTCCCTTCGCCGGGCGCTGGGGCGGCTGGAAGCGGTTGATTGAGCAAAAACAGAATGTCTTTCGCCCATTGCGCGCTGATTGCAAAACCTCCTTTATCGCCGCAGCTTTTCAACGCAGTTTCAAGCATATGCTGCGCCGACATTCTCAATTCGCTGGTGTTTGTCGCTGTATACCCGGTCGGCACGCCAGCCTGTAGGGCGGCAGAGAGGGCGTTTTTCATCGGGCGACCTTCGATCATGCCGCCAACAGTTTTGTGATATGCCTCATCTGCGCGCTCCACCATATCCCCCGTCACCTGTACCGGGGCGGGTGGCTGGCGGAGAAGGGCGGCGATGCGGCGATAGCGTTCTTCGCCCGGATACAATTCAACAATCTTATCGCACCACTTCGCCAGTTCTTCCCGTTCGCTCATCTCGGCTGCTCCCATTCTGTCTGGTGTCGCCCCTGGTCGTTCACGCGCGCCCAAATCCCGCCGGCAGGGTTCACCACGTACTGCTTGCCTGACCATGCGTCGGTCCAGATGTAGGGCTGCGGGGGTGGTGCGGGCGGCCTGCTCACCACCACGCCAAGCACCGCGCCCGCCACCGAGGCGAACACGGACGCGGCGAGGACGGCGAGCAGGACAGCGGCGCGCATGGGCTAGCCCGTCCAGCCCTTCGCCTTAGCGGCGGCAACAACGCGCGGGTGCCCTTCCTCGGGATCGGTGGCGTAGAGCCTGGCAAGCTCGGTCTGGCGCTCGGCCATCAGAGCGTTGACGGCCTTCGCGTTCGCCGCCGCTTCGATCTCGGCCAGCAGCTTGTCGGCCAGCGTGGGAGCTGGAGGGTCAGCCGGCTTTTCGGCAGGGCCATCAAGCGCCGCTGCAACCTTGCCGCCGGCCGTGCTGGGGAATTCGTCGTCGGCGGTGATTTCCTTGTTCTTGATCGACTTGAACGAAATCCGCAGGTTCGCCAGATCGACCGGCGTGAATGCCGCCGCCTTGTTGCCGACCTTGGCCTCGATCCGATCCTGGGACACGCCGATCTGCGCAAAGGCGCCGAGCATGTCGGCTACCTGCTGCGCCAGCGGCTTCTCGGAGACGCCATTCTGCAGCGTCTCGCGGCACCGATCCTCGGCTTCCTCGACAAACCATTTCGGCAGCACGCGAAAGATCATCTCGCGGGTGCGCCGCGCGCCGTGATTGGCGTTGTTCTCATAGATGTCGCGGGCATCCTTCAGCGGCTTGGGGCCGTTGCTGGTGTCGCGGGCGTGCGGCACGATGAAAGAAATGCCGGAGCGCGCGTTGGTTTCCAGGTCCCAGGCGTAGGCAAACATCTCGGACTCGGTGTCGTTGCGCGCCAGTTCCTTCAGGCCGTAGTCGATATTGCCCCAGCACCGGGCAAGCTCGGTCGCCAGATGGATCGACGGGCCTTCGACGGACGAACCGCCCCGGCTGAATTTGAAGAAGGCGTTCTCGGCCAGACCGACCTGAGCGGTCGCCTCGCGCATGGCGGCGACGGCCGAGGCAATCGAGCGCGGGCTGTGCTTGGCGACGGTGACCGCGGCCTGCACTTCCGCAACGGCGCGGGACTGCTCGACCTTGGTGGATTCCGACCTGGCCGCGTTTGCGGCCTGGCCTTTTAGTGCGTGGGCGACGGCGTTCATGCTGCTTTCTCCTCAGTGAAATATCCGGCTTCGTGCATCTGCTGGAGGCGCTTCTCCTCCCACACGGGCAGGCCGATGGTGACAACCTCGTCGCTGTAGCCCGGCCATTTGCCGGCAGCGAGGCAGTCGGCGAACGTGCGCAGGCCGCGCCGCACGATCAGGTCGCCCCAGCCCACGGCGGCGTCCTCCAGGGTGGCGACGAACGGCAGGTGCGGCGGCTTGCTGCCGGCGACGAGAAAGGCGTAGGGCAGGGCGTCGTGCAGCAGGAGCAGCCGGGCGACATAGCGCGTGAACGCGGCCGAGACGTGGTAGCCGAGATCGGACGCCTGCCGCTGCCAGTGTCGCGGGTTAGGCCGCTGCGCCGTTTTCAGGTTCACGGTGAGCGCCGGGGCATCGGGCATCAGGAAGTCGGGGCGGGCCTTCAACCAAAGTCCCGTCTCGGGGCACTTGGCAACCATCGTCGCCTCGGCCATGGCCTTCCGGTCCAGAATCTTCCGGCCCATCGGGTGCGCTGCGATTTCGTCGCGCATCCGCTGCATCCGCTGCATCGCCTTGTGCGATACAATTTCCTGCCCAGCCGCCTCGGCTTCGGCCTTGAGCGCCTTGCCGTCCTTGGTCGAGAAATTCATGCCTTCAGGCGCGACGACATAGGCTCGCGCGAAATTCTCGGGCTCCAGCAGCAGCATGTGGAATGCAGTCCCGAAACTGGTTGCCTCGGTTTCATCTTCCTCGGCGCGGTTCGGGTTGCCGGACCAGAGCCCGAAGGCGTAGGCCGGGCATTCATCAAACAGGCGCTTGATATCGGTCCCCTGCACGGCCGGGCCTGGGCAAGGCTGGCCGAGATAGGCCGGCATAGGCAGCTCGGCATAGATGCCTGGGGCTGATACGCGATCCTGTTCATTGCGCGGTGCGTCGTTCGTTGTCATATCACGATCCCTAAAGCAGCCAGCAGCCCCAGCGCGGCGAGGCAGTCGAGCAGGCGGGTCATGGCCTGCCGCCTTGCTCGGTCGCAACACACGACACGTCGCCGATTAGTTTCAGCTTTGGCCGATAAAACGTCGCGCTGCGTGTCCCGATGCTGAATTCGTTCCATCGCAGATCGCGGAATTCGTAAGTCTTGCCCTCATGCTGGCAGACGACCGACCAGCGCTCTAAGTCTGGCAGGCAGCCACATAAAAGCGCGACCATGATAATGGCGGCTGCTCGGCTCATTCCGGCCTCCCAGCGATGCCGCAATATCCGAGGCGGTTGCTGCCGGCGCGTTTCCACAGGTTGTCGCCGTCAGCAACGGGCCCGCAGTTTGCCCAGCCTGGACCCATATCAACCTTCGGCGGCTGCTCGATTGTCTGCTCGTCGCCGTCCGCCCACCGCCACGCCATCTTGCACGCGCTGCCGATGCATAAGCGTTTTGTCGGACACGGCCCAACGCAATGACCATAATCGGGGTCTGACTCATCGGGCGTTTCCAAGCCGCATCCTTCCGGCCCGATGCAGCGCTGCGTCATCGCTTCCTGTTCGGTCAGCAGAGTCATTCCACACCCGCCAATCCGCAGCGGCCTTTGCCGGTCGAAAGCGCCCATTCGACGGTTTCGCCTTCGTGAATCGTGTGTCCGGTTTTCTCCCAGCCCTTTCCTGGCGGCGGCCCTGCATTGTATGCGCGGTAGGCGACGTCGCGCTGCCACCGCCACGCCATGCAGGCAGACGCGATGCACTCATGCCCCATGCCGTCAGGCCGTATGCTTAGCCCTTCCCGAAAACCGCGGCGCGGGTCGGTATGGCTGGCAACCGCATGTGGGCACCATTTCTGCTTGGCTTCCTGTTCGGTGATCAACACGTCAACCCCCTCTTGAATGCAGCCCTGTGCCCCTCGACCGCCGGCACATAACTCCCATTCCGCTCGAAATGCCGCGCCATATCCCGGAACCGTGCAGCCGTCGCGCGCTCGGCCTCGATAGCCTCCGCATCCGCCCCAGGATCAGCCGCCAGCATCGCCGCGCGCTTGGCATGCTCGGATGCCAGCACGCGCGCACCGGACAGCGCGATCTCTCGGGCGGGTGGGAGGCGGCGGGGCATTACGACACCTTGTCAGCGTCGATGCGGCCCATTGTCAGGTCGACCGCGCTGCCGATGATGTCAGCAAACCCCCGCATTGTTTCGCCGACCTTGGAAAGCTCGCCGGCTTTACTCCGCAGGTTGCAGAGCATTTTGTGCCAGTCGGCAAGCGGCAACTCGGTGCCAGCTTTCGGTGCGGCATCTTTCCAGTGCCCACTGCGCTTTTCGCTGGCGCCTATCTTTTCCAGAAAGTCGTCGAAGTCGCGCCGCCACTGGAAGCCGCAGGCCCGCATGATTTCGTCGTCCGTCATTTCGACGATCACGCCCTTGTCGGTGACACCGATTACCTTCATCTCACTCTCCGTCGTTGAAAGGTTTGCCCGGCGGCAGGGTGGGATCGCCGCCGGGCGCCGCAGCCTGGGGGGAAGAGGCTGGCTGCGGGGAATTCATCGGGTAAGCCTTTTGGTCTGCGCCATCGCCTGATAGCGGTCTATGATTGCGCTGCGCAGCAGGAAAATGATGACGTCATGGCGATCCCGGCCCAGCCACGAAAACTCAGGCGCCTTGATCGCGTCGAGCAGCGGCTGCGGCACGTTCAATACAACGCGGCCAGATTTTGGCTTGCGCTTGGCTGCCATCACGCCGCCCTCCCGCCGCCCGGCCCCGTGTGCACCGGCTCGGCCTGCTGCATCGGCCGGAACGCTGCCAACAGAAGCACGTTGTCGAACGTCGCCAGCGATTCCAGCCCGCAATACCGGCGCACGGTCGGCGCGTCGTCGGGCTGGAAGATGTAGAGCCAGTCGGAATATCCAGCCGGCAGCGCTGACACGATCACGCCGCGCTCCCTCGTCGGCCAGTGGCACACGCGCGAACCTGGGGAGATGTCAGGGCGAAGGGAGGTCATTTTCGCCATCCTTTCCCGGCAATATAGACAGAGCCGTCAGTGCCCACGCATTGAACCTCGCTCGCCCTGCTGACGCGGGACGCGGCAGAAATACAGGCATCTGCTGACTGCATCGGGATCACAACATCCGATCTCCACATCGAGAAGACCAGATAGAAGATGACAGCGGGTCCGCTCATGCTTCACCTTTGGCGCGGGCGATGGCGCGGCGGGCGGTGTGCCAGTCGGGCCCAAAATCGTGCGGATGCTCCAGCATGTCGGCCGGAACCAAAGCCTCCAGCGCGGCCAGCAAATCGGGCGCGGCGGCGATCAGGCGGGCGTTGGCCATAATGGTTTTAAGGCTTCCCCTTTCGCCCGGCGTCGCCATGAAGCAGACGCGGTTCTCGGCATCGGAATGGATCACCAAAGAATCGCCACCGCCATAAAACACGACTTCCCACGGCCCCTTTGTATGCCCAGCCCCGCGCGCTTGGTCAGTCATGGCTGGGCTCCAGAATGAAACAGGCGATATGGCGGCCGGTGCCTTTGCCGGCGGATCCATCTTCGGTCGCCAGCCAGCGAACGTCGCCGAGGTTCCGCACATGGCCTGTCGTACCGACAATGGCTTTCATCAGCATCAGCACCCACTTATCGACCGGGTAAACCAGCACGACGCGCTTGCCCTTCTGCCATTCCTCAATGGCTTTCCGTACCCACGCTGTCGGGCCTTTCTTCTTGCCCTGGTGGATGATCGAACCGAACGGGGGGTTGACGTAGTTGTTCTGACCCCACTCGCATGTCAGCCCGTCGAAACCTTCCGGCAGCGGATAGGGGCACGGGTCAAAGTCGAACGGCCCAAACTCTGCGGCGAGGGCCTGAAACTCGGGGGCATCCCACGGCGTCAGCCAATAGTGCTTGCCGTCTTCGCCGTTGCCGACATGAAACTTATTGTCGGACGGCGCGAGCAGCGACTGGTGCGTCTTCTCAGAGGGCTTGCGCGCGTCGGTCATGGCGCGCTCCTCACTCGCACGTCTTCCAGCGCCGCCAGTGCGCGATGCACGGGTCTACGCTGTCGGCGTGGATATGCGGGCTGTAGCCTTCAGCCTTGTCTTTCCAGTGCGCCATGGCCGCCTGTCGATCGGCAGCGTCGGCCACGCGCAACTGACCCCAGATCGAGATGCGGTCCTGCCCGGTCTGGAACAGCTCGTATGCCGGCGCCTGGATCGGCGCGGCGGGATTGGTGATAGTGGCGGGCGTGGTCATCATTTCACCTCCACGAACGCGCCCTTGGCATTGAGCCGGTACCACTTGCCGGCCTCAATCCCGTCCTGGCCGACCAGCGCCGCCTTGATGTGCCGGATGCGGCCGGTGTTCGGGTCGCGGTTCACGAGGCAGATGGCGGCGCCTTCAACAGCACGGGCCTTGCCGTCGTATCCGGTGGCAATGGCAACGCCGGTTGCGGACTCTGCCGTGGCCGCGCCCCGAGTGCCGCTCGCCGTGGCCGCGCCCTGATAGCCGCTCGCCGTGGCCGCGCCCTGATAGCCGCTCGCCGTGGCCGCGCCCTGATAGCCGCTCGCCGTGGCCGCGCCC